CAAAATCTTGAGTATGATATTCAATTTCTGTTGAAAGACCAAGATTTACAAGATTTCTTAAAAAAGAGTTCGGTACTTAAACTTACCGATGTTTTGATAACCGTAGACTCTGAACACGTAACACTACAAGCATATGATAAGAAGAATGATTTGTCGGATAAACATGTTTTGTATTTGGATGATCAGATTGCTGGTAACTTTTCTGCATTCTTGTCTGTAGATAAATTCAAAATACTTCCAGGAGACTATACTGTAAATGTCGGTGAAAGTGTTGTAAACTTTAAAAATAATAGACACGATGTGCAGTATTGGATTGCACCAGATTCTGATACTCAAATCGGCAAATAGTTTACTTTTAATATTGTGTAATGTCATCTCAAATTCCATTAGACGAACAGTATAATCAATGGTTCAATTCCGAAGATTTCAGTAAGTATGAGAAGACCGAAGATCATATTTTGCGAGAAATAACTATACAGGAATTGGACCATTTATCCACGATGACAGTACAAGAGTATACATTTCATCAGAAATGGCATGAAATAAAAAGAAAGTTTCCAGTCAAAAAAATCACTAAGAACTTGTTTGGAGAAACTTGCGTAACACTAGATTGTGAAACGCAAATGTCAGAAATACTAAGATTAAAAAACAATATTTGGATTCCTAATAGTCCTGATGATTATTCTAAACTAGAACCTTGTGTTGAATTGTGTGATGATGCGGAATCTACCAAAAATTGGAATCTACTTCGCATCTTTATACACAGTCAAGTTTCTAACAACAATATAGGTAGAAATTTACGATACTTCGTCAAAGATAGAATCACCAACAAATACTTAGGAATATTTTGCATATCTTCCGACTTTATGGATCTCTCGGTTAGGGATAAACACATAGGATGGTCAAGAGATGTCAAAACTTCGCAAAAGATGATCAATCATTTGGCAATTGGTTCTACCATAGTTGCCGTACAGCCATTAGGTTACAACTTTCTAGGAAACAAGTTAATAGCTTTAATGACGCTATCCGACAACGTGCAAAATGCTTGGCTTGAGAAATATAATGATATATTGATTGGAATGACCACGACGAGTCTATATGGAACATATTCTCAATATGATAATCTAAAACATTGGAAGAATATGGGAGGTACAAAGGGAAAGACACCTTGGGAACCTACCTGGCATATAAAAAGAAAACTATTAGATTGGTTGGCTTTAAATCATCCTAGAGTTTATTGGGATTATTGGCACGCCACTAAAGATGACGGTCAGAAATTAAAGAGAGACCATAAGTTTCGTTCTTTGTATTTTATTTACGATAAGTTAAAGATTCCAAAAGAAAAGGTATTAACTGAACACGTTCGAGGTGTTTATTTTTCTCCATTCTATAATAATGGAAATGAATTTCTACGCAAGGAAATAGCAAAAGAAGATTTGATCAAGAAGTGTGATACATCTGAACAATATTTCTCTTCTCTATGGAAAGAGAAGTATGCATCTAAAAGAATTAAGAATCTCATAGAAAATGAAAGAACACGAGATGAAGTTCTTTTCTATGATGATTTAATTTCAATGAAATCCTTTGACGAAGCTAAAGAAAAATATCTACACAAAGTAGGCGAAGGCAGATAAAAAATATTTGTCTTTATTCAATTCTACTGATAAGATAACTCTAGTGTTTAATTTTTATTATGGTGTCAATATGGAACATTTCTTATGGGTTGAGAAGTATAGACCAAACGTAGTAGCTGATTGTATTTTACCATTACACATTAAATCTACATTTCAAGAAATAGTAAACAAAGGTCAAATTCCTAACTTATTACTTTGCGGTGGTCCAGGCATGGGTAAGACCACAATAGCTAAAGCAATGTGTAATGAATTGGACTGTTCTTATATGTTATTAAACAGCTCCGACGAAAGGGGTATAGATGTTCTTAGAACTAAGATGAAAACATATGCTTCGGCCAAGTCACTAGACGGTTCTAGAAAGGTTCTAATATTAGACGAGGCAGATCATTTGACACCCGATGCTCAAGCCGCTATGAGAGGCTTTATGGAAGACTTTGCAATAAATTGCTCTTTTATACTCACTTGTAATTACAAAAATAGAATTATAGATGCCATTCATTCTAGATGCTCGACAGTAGAGTTTTCAATACAAAAAACCGACAAAGAACAGGTGATTAAAGACGTTTATAGAAGAATATCTTTCATACTGAACTCGGAAAAGGTTACGTTTAAGCCAGAAGTTGTGGGACAAGTTATACTGAACTTCTTTCCAGACTTTAGAAAGACTATTAATGAATTGCAAAAATTTGCTTCAAATAACAAAGAAATAAATGAAGGTGTACTAAGACAGTTTAGAGATGCCAATTTGACCTCTCTCTTTAAGTCGATGAAGGATAAGAACTTCACACAGGTAAGAGAGTGGGTAGTGAACAATTCTGATGCAGACCAGCAAGCTCTATATAGAAAAATCTATGATAGCATAGGTGAACACATAGCAAAGCAATCAGTTCCTCAGTCTGTTATATGTTTAGCGGATTACCAATATAAGGCAAACTTCTCTGTAGATCCAGAAATATGCTTGTTGGCGTGTTTGACTGAATTGATGGTAAATCTTATTTGGAATTAATATGAGCAATAACTGTGTATTTGATTTTTTAAACTCTATACAAGAAAACAAAAAAGACTTAATTGAAACTGGTGAATATCCTGAACAGGATTACAATCCTTATCTTATTAACAGATTCCTATCTTCAAATATAGATACAATCTTATATGCTCAGGAAATGAATCGTAACTGGCATTTATCGAAAAAGATGCAGTATGATTATCTTAGAGAATCCATAAGATCAAAGAAAAGGAAGTGTTCTTGGGGCAAGAAAATAAAAATAGAAAATGTTGATCATATAAAGCTATATTTTAATTGCAGTACGAGAGAAGCTCTGATACATTTAGAAGTGTTGAGTGAAGAAGATATAAATAAAATAAAGGTCATTTGTAATGGTATAAAATAATGGAGTTGCCATGAATAATAATGATGATATTGTAAAGAAGTTTGTTGAAGTCCAACTAAAGAATAAAGAAGATTTTCTAAAAATAAGAGAGACTTTAACTAGAATTGGTGTAGCGTCAAAACAAAATAAAACTTTATATCAAAGTTGTCACATACTGCACAAAAGGGGTAAATATTACATTTGCCATTTTAAAGAACTATTTTTGCTTGATGGTAAAACAGCAAATATTTCAGAAGAAGATATAGCTAGAAGAAATGCCATAGCGTTGGCTTTGCAGACTTGGGGTTTAGTAGAAATACTAAACGAATCGGTATTGCAGAATAATAGCGTATCGATCAAGCAAATAAAAATCATACCACATTCAGAAAAGAGTGAATGGAGATTGGTTGCAAAATATAATATAGGGCAAAAAAAGTAATGGAAATAAAATTATGTGTTTATCCTATTTTCGCAGACTCAAAAATTCCTAAGTTTGCGACAGAAGGATCTGCTTGTTTTGACATAGCGGCATATTTGAGTGAAGGTTCTAAACCATTGTTAAATGGTCAAGAAATCGAACTTACACATGGATTTGTTTCCATAGAGCCGGGCGATATTGCTTTAATACCAACCGGAATTATTCTCGACATACCTAATGGACATTCCGTTAGGTTACATCCAAGATCTGGACTAGCATTGTCCGGATTGACTCTAGTAAACTGCGAGGGTGTTATTGATGCTGATTATGTCAACGAACTAAAGGTTGCAATGATTAATCATAGCAAGTCCGATATAGTAGTTTCACACGGTCAGAGAATCGCACAGGGCGAGCTAATGAAGAATTATGAATACAGCATAGTCGAAACATTAACACAACCATCCAATACCACCAGAGCGGGCGGATTTGGTTCAACGGGTAAATAATCATGGCAAAGAGAAGCATTTCAACGTCTGGTCTTGATTTAATCAAAACTCTCGAAGGATTGCGATTACACGCATATCTTTGTTCTGCTGGTGTTCCGACAATTGGTTATGGTACTACAAGATATAAAGGATCTCCGATTAGACTTGGCATGGTTTGGAATAAAAAACAAGCCGAAGATGCATTATTGGAAGATTTATTTGAATTTGAACAATGTATTAATAACAGAGTTAAGGTAAAAATTAATCAAAAAATGTTTGACTCTTTGGTT